AGGTCATGGCAGACTGACGAGAAGGAAGGCGACATACCAAGCTGCGAACCCGTTGTGCGCGAAGACCCAAGGCCAACCTATGACCGACCTAGGACGAACAAAGAGAAGGGTTTCGACGGGGGGCAAGGCCGCAGGAAGACGTATAATTACGTCCGCCCCTCGCTCAGACGATGACTTCATGACGCGTATCCAGTTGGCGTTGGACATGACACCACGCCAACTGGCTAACGCGTTGGACGTGGACACAGAGATGGTGGTTGACCGGGTTGGACCACGGGCTAGCATGTCGAGTTCTATGACTGATCCGTTCTGGGGAACACTCTCCAAGTACGTGAACGAACGCATTGCTGGGTTAATCGCAGTGAAAGACGAGCTAGATCGCAAGCTGCGTGTGGACCAACGTGAGCATGTCATGCGGATCAACAAGGTAATGGGGGAGTGACATGGCTGGGGTAGTCAAGGATGTCATAGTCTCGAACGTGCAAGGGACCACGCTGATCCTGACTGCATCGTTCGACACGGTGATATTTGGAGCCGGATGGGTGGTCTTGCTGGATGAAACACTGGACAAGCGCACCGCGCTGTCATGGGGCAACCCTGCCGTCCAGAAGATAGTCGTTAGCCCCAAAGGCGTAGCCTATCCCGGTGATGCGATACCGGGTGAAGGGTCAAAGAAACTGACCCTTGATTTCACCGGCACGCCACCGACCATCGTGATGACCCAAGTTGAGATAGATTTGATGCAAGGGTGGTTGATAGTGTACAAGGGCGACCACCTTATTGCGTACAACCCAAGTGCCATAGATAACGCAATCGCGGAGCCACTCCCATGACAAAGCTGATGGACGATCCTACCACGTATCTGACGCGCGACGTGGAAGTACCAATGGTGTTGTTAGCGCCTAACCTGACTATGGCTATGGCGATAGCACGACAGTATGGTGTGGCGATACAGGTCAACAATCCTGACGTGATGCAGGGTATACGCGTGGTGACGACAGAGGCAGAGGCAGTCCAAGTCACCAACATATTGCCACCGACCACCCCGTGGGCAGTGATCCCCAAAGGATGGTCGCTGACCACGTATCAGATACTGGCTGGGTACTTTGGCCCGCCTCAGACACTGGATGACGCGTTCAACGTGCGAACAGAGGGGATAGCATGGAACCCGAACAGGATGATAGTGTAGGACTTGGTGTAGCTGAGTTCACCGTCAAGGCGAAGGCGCTCAAAATCTTTGAGCTACACGCTGACGTGACCGGCTACATGGAAGGCCAGCTACAAGACTGGCCTCCGAACATACAAGACGTAATCTTCGCAGCTATGGAACGTGTCATAAAGAAAACACGTGTCAAAGGTTTGGACGTAATACAGTCATTTTGCGGACGTGGAGAGGCGGACCAACGCTACCACGTGACCGTAATATGCTGCGAGACAAAAGGGGAGATATTAATTGAGCACCATAGACGATAACGTATTTACCTTTCGTAAGCCGATCAACTGCCCGTGGTGTAACCACACTTTAACTGCGGCTGGTGACGTGTTTGAAGAAGGGGCAAAGCCGGAAGCCGGTGACACTTCGATGTGTATCGAGTGTGGAAAGTTCTCGTTCTTCCTAGGCACGTCAGAACTACGTAAAGCCACATATGAAGAGTTCCGAGAGCTAGTACGTGATCCACGCATTATGCTGGCTTGGTTGGCGTGGAAACAAACGAAAATAGAAGCGCATCATGGCTAAAGTGTATAGCCGTGGCAAGCGTCCTGCGCCGTATGAGCTTATCGATGAATTACGTGACCAAGTAGCCGAATACCCAGCCGAGGAAGTCGTGTTTGCGTTAAGCTGGGCTATCGTAAACAAGGTAAACGAGTTAAGCCTTAAAGCCCCACAAAAAGCTGAGACAATCGGGAACGTAATAGACCAATTACGCGCGATGTTTATCTTTAAGTCATGACCACGATAGGGGTTGACTGCGGGCTGGGTGGTGCAATGGCGTACTACGATCACGCGCGGCGCATACTCCACCTAGAGAACATGCCTGTGTACACGACCACGGTCAACAAGACAAAGCGTAATCGTGTTGATGACGTGGCGCTCTTGAACTATTTCGAGCTAGCCAAGGTCAAAGGGGCTGACCGGGTGGTGATCGAACAGATATGGGAGCGGCCGGGTGATCGTGGTATGTTTGTTATGGGCTTATGTGTCGGACTTGTTCGTATGGCTTGTATAGCGGCGAAGCTGCCCATCGAGGAGATACCTCCGAGTACGTGGAAGAAACTCCTACGGGTTCCGGGTAAGACAAAGGACACGACAGGGGAAGCCATAATGCGTAGGGCTGACGAGTTGTTTCCAGACCACCGCGACGGCTTCCGTGGGCCAAAGGGCGGCAGGCTAGTTGACAGGGCTGAAGCAGCCATGCTAGGGTACTACGGTGAGACGTTTCTCGTAGGACATATCAATGGCACAAATACAGCCTAGCAAGTTTCAGCCCATATACCCATACCAAGATGATGGAGTGGCTTTTCTGGCTGGCCGCGAGCGTGCTGGTCTGCATGATGCTATGGGACTTGGTAAGACCGCACAGGTGATCCGCGCGGCCGACATGATCAAGGCGCAGCGTGGTATCATGATTGTCCCGGCCAAGCTGCGGCGCAACACCGTGCATCAGTTCCATAAGTGGGCAACGCGTGGCTACCGTATCACGGAAGGCCGTAGCGTCCATGATTTCATCGCATGGCAACGTGGTAGATACCACATCCTAGTGACAAGCTACGAACAGGCCACCAAGTGGGCGAAATCGATCTACATGAGTGGTGAGCCTATTGATTTCGTGGCAATGGACGAGGCGCACTATGTTAAAAACTCTGAGGCAGCGCGTACGAAGGCCATACTCGGTCCTGAGTTTGATGGTTCTGGTGGACTTGTCAATTTTGCTGAGCATATTTGGCATGTATCTGGCACGCCGATGGCAAATGATCCACTGGATATCTACACATTTCTAAAGCTATGTCGAGCAACCACCCTGCCACAAGGGACGTTTATCAAGAAGTATTTCTACAGCGACCTGTCTCAGTATGGCTCCCGACAGACGGTCAGGCCAGAGGCGCAAGCCGACCTGACTAACCTGATCAACGACCATCGTGTTCAGCGGACATTGGCCGACGTGGGCTTCCAGCTTCCCAGCATCAGGCTGGACCCGATCATCGTGGATGGCGACACGAAGGCTATCACCGACCTGTTACGACAATACCCCACGCTGAGCCATGCCATTGTCCACGCAATCAACCACGGTGGTCTGAGTTTCCTTGAAGCGCAGCATATCATGACGCTAAGGCGTTTGCTGGGTGAAGCCAAAGCCGCGCCCTACGCGCACATGCTTCTGGACGACCTACGGATAACCGGCAACGAGAAACACGTGGTCATGGGCATACACGTTGACGCGTTGGTGTTTATCTATAACTTTCTCAGGAAGAGGAACATTAGCTGTGTACTGGTCAATGGGACTGTTTCTGACAGGCAAGCCGACAGAGCCATACGACAATTTCAGGAAGACCCAACGTGTACTGTCTTTCTTGGCAATATCAAGTCTGCTGGTCTTGGTAGCGACCTGTTCGCTTCTCGGCGTCTGGATATGCTCGAAAGCGATTGGACACCCGCTGGAAACGCACAGGCTGTCAAACGTATCCACCGAATAGGTCAGATGCTTCCGTGCTTTGTCAGATTTGTCACGTTAGCCAACACGTTTGACGAAAAGGTCAATGACCTGATTATCCAGAAAACGCGTTCAATAGCAGATATAGAAGGATCACCAATGTTATCACATCCGGTGTTGACACCGGGCCTAAACCTTGTTACCTAGGACTTGCAACCAGAAACCATGACCATAAAGGATTAACTAGTATGCAGCTTACCATTAACCTAGCCACAGCCGAAGATTTGGAACGAGCCGTCAAGGCTCTTGTCTCGGTTGGCGTCATTGCCTCACAGGGACCGGGACAGGCGCTTTCTGGCGGGAACGCTACCGCGCCCGCCATGCCGCCGATGCCGCGCCCCACGGCGCTCCCCCAGCCCAACGCCATGCCCGCCATGCCGGGACCGGCCACACCCCCGCCACCGCCCATGTCCGCGCCTAGCGCCAACCCGCGCCTTGAGAACGTGGTGAAGCTGATGGACAGCTACTCCAAGGGCGGCAGTCCAAC